GGTTGTCGACATCATCTTGAGCTTCTTGATCAGAATTATACTCTTGATTTGTCTTGGTATTGATTAGTGTTACTTCTGTTTCAATATCAATCTCTTCAACGGTCTTACCGTCTTTAACGACAGCTACTTTTCCACCGGGTTCTAAAAAAGACATATTACCTCCTTAATCTCTATTAATTTCTAATATTGCACAAGTACCTTCAAATATATTAGCACTTCCTGCTTGTAATTGTAATTTATCGTTTTCTTCTAATACAATAGACCCATCAGAAATACTACGTGAATTACCAGAATTGACAGTATGCTCTGCAAACTGAAAAGTTGTTGTAACTGAGTTATCGTAAAGAAAAGCTTTGATTTCTGTATTCGAAGCTCCTACGTTTGCAACATGTATGTTTTGTACAATCGCTCTAGAATTAGATGGCACGGTGTAAACATCAGTGACATCTGTACTTGATAAATCAAACTGTGCGTTTCTATAAATATTTGCCATTAAGCTCCGTTACCTTTCGATTTAAACCACGTGTAACGTTCCGACTCTTGTTTTAATTCATCCAAATAAGTAGAGTTCAATTGTTCAATAATAATACCAATCGCTCTGTTTATTTGTTTTTGGTTTGATACATCGTAATTCTCTTTTGGTTCTGGTATCTTAACATTTATCTTTGCCATTATCTACCTCCGTCTGCTTGTACATCTAAACTGAAAGTACCAAATCTCCAGTTCTGATCGACGTCATCATTTTCTATTTTAATATTAACGTATCGACCACGAGCTCTGGTATCTTTTTTCGTGGTTGAAGAAGTAATGGAGAAAGGACTTAAACCCGTTGTTGTTTCGTCTTGAGAAGGAAAACGCTTCACGGCCAACGTTACTTTAGCTGTGCCTTCTAATACTTTAAAGTCAGGTACAAAACGTCGAACAGCTAAGAACTGTTCACCTTCCGTGCCCTGTCCTTCTAAATCAAAGTCATAAGACTGTACAAAAGAACTAATCGCGGTGCTCGATCCGTCTGTATTGATTTGATTAACACCTGTTTCATGTTCAAAATATGTTGTGCCGCCTAGTCCTGTGTCTCCTTGAATTACCGGAAAGGTTCCGGTGTCACTTGATACAAAAGACGTTGCATAGGGTTTCGGATAAATTTTTGAATCCATCCAAGAAGTACGACCCTCTGAGCTAGTATACCAAATACCACCAGGAACTTGTGCCCCTAAAGATTCAAGATAATTATAGGCAACTAATTTGTTGTTAAAACTTTCTCCCGATGCAGGATACCACCAGATAATCTCGGTAAAGAGATTGTTAACACCGGCTGTAATTTGTTGTCCTTTGGTCAAGTCAATATCGTCATAGACGAAGTCTTCTACAGAACAGGGTAAAGATTTCACTGTACCGTCGAATAAGAAGAAGCCATTGTTGCTCATCCAATACGCAACACCATCTATCTCTACAGCTGCATTCTTACCAATCAAACCACAGTTTGTACCTACTTGTTCAAATCCAAATGTAAAAGGTGCTCCAATAAATTTCATGGTGTATAAAGCGGTATCGGTCCATATCAAAATAGTTTCTTTTGCTTTTAAAGCTCCAATAATTTTCGTTCCGTCTTGTAATCGTTGAGTACCTGCGGCGTTAATAGCAGAAGGTGCAAACGTATTAATGTCTTCTTGGTCAGAAAATCTTATAAACATGTTGTCTTGAGTGCTGGCTGTGCCGATCGTGGTTTCTGTTCCTAAATGAATTAAGTGTCTTGTGGTAGGAGAGATAAGAGTAGTTCTAGAAGCTGTGGGATTATTAGACGTAGAAAAGTCTGTTGTACTCGTTGATGCTCGTACTGAGGTAGCACTAGTTGCTCCAGCATTCCATGTAAAAGTTTTTCCGTTGGCGATAGTGGCCACTAAAACTTGACCAAAGTTATCTAAAGACCAAAGACCAGGTTCAAGTTCTACTTGATCAGCTTGAACCGCAACACCCCATCCTTGATAGTCGGATGCGTTTGTTACTGTTGTACCATCACTGTGAGCTGCTGTTGAGCTACCACTGACTCCTCTTGTAATTCCTGTCAAATCATTGGATGAGACACCGGTATAAGAAATTAATTCATCTTCCACAATAATTGTGCCAGAAGTAGGAAAGCCTGTAGCACTAGTCAATGTAATAGATGTACCTGTGCCTCCTGTGCCGTTACTGTCGTTAAGTAAAGCTCCATTTAAGGTTGTAGCAACAGCAGAATCAGCTGTACCACCCCAATTACCAACACCCCAACCATAACCATATGTTTGTTCTTGAGGACCCACGACTTCGTAGAAATCACATGTCATCGAACCTCCTGTTGATACAGTGGCTGTAGCGGCAGAAGGAGCGGTAATTGTAAAAGTAGTTGTGCTAGGCACTGTAATAATTTCAAATTTTTTATCTTCAAAGTCAGAAGCGCTGAGTCCCGTACCACTAGGTAGAGTCACGGAATCTAACTGCACAATATCTCCAGCGGATGCGCCATGTGATGATGATGTTGTAATCGTTACAGAAGTAGAAGCATTCGTGGTTGCCATTGTCGATGATGTCAGAGAACTTCTAATAGGTGTAATATCAAAAAGCTGACCTTCAAAGTACAGCAAGAGAAACTTGTCTGTTCCCAAGGCCACATATCGATTGCCATCTAAATCTGTGAAAGGATGTTGTGCTCGGACAACACCGACAATTTTGTCTGGTAGAAGAGAAGACCAACCTCCAACTTTTTCTGGTAGACCATAACGAAAGCGAACATTGTTAGAGTCTACAAATCGACGTTCGGCACCTTTCGTGGTGTCCTGTTTGTCGATCCCAGGTAAAAAGTCTAAGGTGATAAGAGCCATGAGTGCTCCTTAAATTTTGTCTTTATAAGACCATCCGCGAGTCGCGTTCAGATATACTAGAGTAAAAGCCTCGCCGTTTGTGCTAGAAGTTAAATTAGAAGCGGCGCCATTGATATTAGAACCGTTCCTAGCGACAACCAAATTATTTGAACCAAAAGAACCTTTAGCGTCGATAAAGGTTACTTCATCACCCACACTAGGAGAAGCAGGTAAAGTAACTTGTCTTGATGTAGAACTTGTATCAACGATTAATTGATCGTTGGCCACGGCTGTGTAGTTGCGATCAATCGAGTGATATCCTTTTTGAACAGAGAGTAAAACAATGTTTGTACCATCTGAATACACTACCATCTTTGATCCCACGGACATGGTAACTCCTGTGCCAGAAACAGTTTTGAAAGTTAAAGTATAATCACTGGTACTACGATCTGTAGCGTCCTCGACTAAATACATTTTTTCAATGGAGTCCGGAACCGTTACTGTGCGGTTCGCGGCTAATGTTCCTGTCAATTTGATAATCATATTACGGCCATTGGACAACGCGCCGTTACTAATCGTGAGAGCTTGATCAGCGGATGCGACGTCTAAAGATAAAAAGCCACCGACCGCTTCTTCGATTAATTGTAAATTTGTATTGGTGGTAGATCCCCATAAGCCGGCTTTTTCACCGGTTGCCATGAGTTCGAATTTTTGTGATGTTGAAAAAGTTGATGCCATAGTGTTTTAAATCTACCTTATGTTTCTATATTTGTCCATGTTTGACTTGCATTTGGATCAATATCATTCCAAGTAATGACGCCTCCCACGGTTGAACTCGTAGTCAAAACAGACCCATCAGGAACTATAACGGCTTTTGCCACGATGGTTGTTCCGTCAAAGCTCATTGCCGTAGTTGCTACACCTGCTGTTGTTAGGACCACTCGAGCGCCAGCCTTGACCACCACATCGCCGACCGCTGCTGTAGCCACATTACCAGTGATAGCAAAATTCGCATCACCTGTAATGGTAACTGTTCCGGTGCTCGCTGTAACAACATTTGTATCCGGAATGACTGTTTGGAAATCAGTAACTATAAAATTTCCAATACTCGTCGTTACCGAACCGGCTGTTGTTAAAACAACCGTAGCATTGGCAATATTAATGATATTACCAACGGATGATGTAACAGAGTTGCCTGTTAAGAAGACTTTATTGAGATCTGGTTGTCCAGAAAAAGAAGTCTCCGCAAAAGAGGCAAATCCACCGAAAGACATGATTTATCTCCTTATGGCTTTGGGTGTGCTGTTTTAACTGCTGCTACTGCATCTTTCCAAGTTGTAGTTCCGTCTACAGCATCGTGATACTGCATATCTAACTGGTCTTGAATTGATGGGTAAGCAGAAGCTCTATCTCTTTGATACTGATTGTTGTCATACTCAGTCTGGAGTAATGCTTTCTCAGCACTTACTTCTGACCATGTATAAGGTTTAGTATCAGAAAAGATAGCAGTACCATTAGCATCACTACCTGAAACATAATCAACACTACTGTTGTATTCTGCTTCGTTAGTTGGTTCACCTCTGACAACAAACTCATGGCTA